GATATAGTAAGATACGCAGACGATTATGAGGAAAATGCTGAAGTAGTGTTTGATGATGGCGGTTTTCAAGTAGAGTGGCCGATAAATATAGAGAGGCTAGAAGGCGACATAACTTGTATGATGGAAGCTATTGGCAATATCCACGAAAACCCAGAACTGATGGAGGGCGCAGAATGATAGTAATAGCTGGCATAGTTGCAATAATCTGTGTTCATAACGGCAATATTGGTGGTGCGATTGTAGCGTTGGGTGTTGGATGTATTCTACACATTCTAGACGGAGGCAGTGATGATAATTGACCACAACCACCCAGAATACGCAGCCATCCGTGAGAAGTGCGGCAACGGTAAGTTTAACGGTTGCTGGTACTACTCCAACGAGATAGTTAAGAACATCATACCGAATGTGAAGACTTGGCGTGGCTGGAACACGGTTGGGCGTGAGCTTACTGGAATGCAAGACCACATGATCGTATTTTTGCACGATAACTCTACGCCCTGGCACTACGACTGGCTCAAGAAGTATAAAGACTTGGTGCTAGTCTGTTCTAGCGACTATACGCGTAAATCCGTGATTTATTCCGGCCATACCGTGCTTTTGCCAATGTCTATTGATACCGAGTATGTGAAGAAGTTTAGAGTAAAGGAGAAGACTAAAGACACCTGCTTTGCTGGTAATCCATGGGTCAAGGACAATATGACCGACCCAAGCGTCCTGGATGCCGGCAAAGTTGATTTCTTTAGTGCTATGCCACGGGAGGAGCTGCTTAAAGAAATCGCGCAGTATAGGCGCTGCATCGCCATCGACAGATGCGCCCAAGAAGCACAAGTATTGGGTTGCGAACTGTTGCCTATTGAGACCCGGTATGGTTGCGACTCTACCGAAGTGCTCGACAATAGGGATGCCGCCAAGATACTGCAAGAAGAACTTAATAAACTAGATGGAGGTAACCAAAGGAGGTAAAGATGGGCGAGTATCGGGTCATGAACCTAAATGGTGCATACCAAATACAACAAAAGACAAGAAAAGGGTGGGAAGATGTGGGGGAGTTTGACAACATAAATAGCGCTAAGATGATGGTGCGAGAATTAAGAGGAGAAACACATGAAGAAGACAAGTAACGAATTATGGCCACAGAATGGCGACATCTATTTTTGGGTGCGTAGTGATATTGGCGATATATGTATGAGCGAATGGGCAGACGGCGTGAAAAAGCACGAGTTTAAGAAGTCTATTGGCAATATCTTTAAGACGCGCGCAGAAGCTAAGGTGGCTATTGTGAGACAACAAGCTAGAGTAGCCGATAAGGAAGTGGCAAATGTGTAGCGTGATGATTATTTGTATAGTTAGTTTGGTGATTGGTGTTTGTCTAGGTTGGGGGTTGTCTATTCTCCAGCTGTGGGTGGACGGAAAGTTGGGGAAAGATGGCAAATGACGAAATAGAAAGCGATGGACGATTAGACAATCTCAAGTGGGAGCTATTCGCACAAGAGTATGTGAAGCCTGGCGATTGGTTCTTGAACGCTAGTCACGCATACTCGGTTGTATATGGTTTAGACTACGAAAAAGATAATGACCAGTGCCGAGCAAATGCTGCTAGACTGATAGCAAATGATAGCGTAATGAACAGAATTATGTGCTTCCTCAGTGAAGGTGGTTTGAATGATGCTACTGTAGCGAATCGGTTGAAGGAAATACTCCTAGACAGTGATAAGAGTGCTTCGCTTAAGGCGGCCGATTTGTACTACAAGTATATCAAACGCTTTGGAGAGAAGATCGAACTGTCTGGGGAAGTTAGTGGTATCACGATAAATGTAAAGAAGTTTGGGAAGGAGGGAGATGCGTAATTATTATCCAGAACTAGAGTATTATAAGCTGGCTCAAGATGCGTACAAAGTTAAGACGGATAAGCGTATTACGGAACTTGAAAAGAAGCTGGACGCTATTCTCGAATATCTAGGCGCTGAATGTAAATATAAGCCGGCTGGCTATAGCGTAGAAGACGCCGAATAGGAGGGAGAATGATGGTTAATAAAGCGTTAGACTTAGCTATTGAAAATGGAAAAGAATACCTGACGGATTTAGAGGGCTATATAATGGTGGATATTTTAGGGTTTTGTGGCTGCGGTTCTCCAGAAATAATTTTAAGAGGGTTAGAGAAATATCTTAGTGTCGTTGAAGAGCAGGGCTATTTAGAAAATGAAAACTACTTATTATATGCGTATGTGACTGATAAGGCAAGGCTAACCGACCATGGTACGAGCGTTTATGGTGCATGGCTTACTGAAAAGGGCAAAAAAATACTACAAGCTTTGCGCGAGAATAAACTGCCAAGTGATAATAAAGAAAATACCGAACAAAAGTAGACAAAAACGCGCATTTTGGGCGCATTTGTTCGGTTTTAGGAAGGAGGTAAAATGTTAAAAGTATTGGAGCTCTTTGCCGGTATAGGCGCTTGTAGTAAAGCACTAGAAAATCTTGGTATAGAGCATGAGATAGTCGATGCAGTTGAGATAGATAAGTATGCTATCAAGGCATTTAATGCGATCCACGGAACGAATTTCGAGCCACAAGACATCACAAAATGGGACAAGGATATTAAGTGCGACTTGATTATGCACGGTAGCCCTTGCCAAGACTTTTCTATTGCAGGTCTACAAGCTGGTGGTGATGAAGGAAGTGGCACAAGGTCGAGTCTTATGTATGAAACTTTGCGTATTGTGGAAAAGCTACGCCCGAAGTATGTGATTTGGGAGAATGTGAAGAACCTACTATCACAGAAGCACAGACACAACTTTGATGCGTATCAAGAAGCCATGGAGAAGCTCGGCTATGTGAATTATTATAAGGTGCTGAACGCCAAAGACTATGGCGTGCCACAGAACAGAGAGAGAGTCTTTACTGTGAGTATACTGAAACCAGCTACGATACCTTGGGCAATTGTGGAGTTCAAAGGCTTCGCTCTTTACAAGTTCCCTGCGCCAGTGCCGCTAAAAAAACGGCTCAAGGATGTGCTTGAAGATGAGGTAGATGAGAAATACTACCTAAAAAAGACTAATAATATAGTTTTTAGTGAAAAGCGTGTGCATTGGGACAATTCTGGGAAGGGTTACGGGTCTCAACAAGACAGAGCGGTCTATGCAGATGGTTTAGCGCCGACTTTGTCAAGATGCAATGAGCATGGAGACAAGGCGCAAGTTTGTATCTTTGCTAGCCGTGGTCGTGGCGAGAACAATGAACAACAATTAGAACCTAGAAAAGATGGGCTAACAAACACACTAGCTAGCGTACAGAAAGATAATTATGTGGCGGTTAAAACTGCAAACAAGCAAGGATACGATATGGCTGCTGATGGCGATGGTGTAGATTTGGCATATCCTGAGAGTGGCACAAGGCGTGGTAGAGTTGGGCATGGGGTAGCTAAAACTTTGCCTACCTCCGACCCCCAAGGGGTTTTGGACGGTTTTAGAATTCGCAAGCTTACACCGAGAGAGTGTTATCGTCTTATGGGCTTTGATGATGCGAGCTTTGATCGTGCGAGTGCCGTGATGTCGAACACGCAGCTATACAAGACTGTTGGCAATTCGATTGTCGTGCCAGTGCTAGAAGCTATATTGGAGAAGCTATTATGCAAGGAGAAATAGACATACCAGATGCGTTTACGGAGCTAGTCGCACCGACCAAGAACTGGCGTCACATTGTGTTCCACGGCGGCCGTTCAAGTGGCAAGTCTACAACGGTAGCCACAGTATTAGCCGCGCTAGCGTCACAGAAGCCACTACGCATACTATGTTGCCGTGAGGTGCAGAACTCAATCGCCGATTCGGTGCACAAGCTGTTGGCCGACATGATTCAGAAGTATAACTTGCCAGGTTGGGAGATTGGGCGAGAATACATCCGCAATCGTATTGGCTCGGAGTTTATCTTTAAGGGCGTGCGTAATAACGCCCAAAGCATCAAGTCTTTGGAAGGTATAGACATCTGTTGGGTTGAGGAAGCGCAGTCGGTATCTATGGAGTCAATCGATGTGCTTATCCCTACCATCCGTAAAGCTGGGTCGTATTTTATTTGGACATTTAACCGCTTAACCGAGAATGACCCTGTATGGGAGCGCATCGCTGGACAACCAGATGAGCGGACTTATGTACGCCAAGTGAATAGCACCGAGATTGAGTCGCTATTATCACCAGAAGTCATCCACGAGCGCGAAAAGATGCGCAAGGAAAACCCAGAGCTATTTGGTCATGTTTGGCTCGGGCAACCCCTTACGGTGACCACCGGTTCAATTTATGGCCGTCAACTTGCCCAGGCGCGCGAAGAAGGCCGAATTGGTAGCGTGCCATATGACGGCTCGGCTCCGGTTTACGCTGCGCTAGACTTAGGCGTTGGCGATTCTACGGCAATTTGCTTCTTTCAGACGGTTGGTCAAGAGATTCACTTTATTGACTACTATGAATCTAGTGGCGAGGACTTGGCGCATTATATCAATGTGCTAGCCAATAAACCTTGGGAATACCGGCAGATATTCTTGCCACATGATGCCAGGGCGCGAGAGCTACAGACCGGCAAGACACGCGAGGAGTTCTTCCAAGACCACGGATACTCTAATGTCACTATCTTACGCCCATCAAGCCATACATTCGGGCAAGACGATATTAACATGGTAGCAAGGCCGAAGTTTAGCCGGTGCTATTTTGACGAGAAGAAGTGCGCACGGCTTTTAGAGTGTTTGGCCGCATATCACTACGAATATGACGAAAAGAACAAGCTACTAAAAGACCGCCCGAAGCATGATTGGTCGAGCCACGCTGCGGACGCGTTTATTTATGCGCTAATAGCCGAAACGGAGCAGGTGGAAGCGACCACGAACTTTAAGTTCCGGACCTTTACGCCTAAAGCGTTCTCTGGCGAACAATCAACAGGATTTTAAGGAGGTAAAATGTTAGCAAGAAATAGGTATGAAACAAAAACTTACAAGGTAGACTTATTCTGCAAGAATTGTCGGCACAAGTTCAGCGCCGAGATTCAGCGTGGAGTGCCAGTTTGGGACTATTGCCACGAGCTAGAGTGCCCAAAATGTGGGTGCCAGACGGTGGGTAAAGATATGAGTGAATCATTTAAGGAGGTATGGAATGAGACCAAAGATTAGTTTAATAATACCGGTGTACAACGCAGAGGATACTTTGCAGCGTGCGCTTGATAGCGTGCCGGTTAGGAACGACATACAGATTATCATAGTGGACGATGGCTCGACAGACCGAAGCTGGGAGATTGCGCTTGATTGGTGGCGTGATCATGCAGTGGACGGTAATGGTTCGACAATCCACCGTTGGGAGAACAATAAGGGTGTAGCGTCTGCGCTCAACCTTGGCTTTGAGTTGGCGCGTGGCGAGTATATTGTCTGGCTATCGAGTGACGATTGGTTTAAGGAAGACTTTACGCACATCTGGCCGTATTTGGACGGCGAGAACGACCTGGTGTTCTTTGATTTAGAAGTCAATGATGGTTCTATTTGGCGCGTCACGCCGGAGAGCAAGAAGCTTTATGTTGGCGGTGTAAAGTTTATCCGCCGTGAGTTTATGGGCGACAACCGCATCCCTACTCTAAAATGGCACGAAGATGTACCATTTGCCAACAAGCTCTACTCTATGAACCCGAAGGAAGTATTTACTGGCATTGTGCTAAAGAGATACGATTTTCCCCGCGTTGGGAGTCTAACATGGCAAGCAACACATAAGGAGCAAAAATGAGCTTTTTCCGCATCATAATGCCCAACTATAATAATTCTAAGTGGCTCGAGAAGTCGGTTGGGAGCGTGCTAAAACAGACCTTTACAGACTATCACTTTATCTTTGTAGATGACAAGTCTACCGATGATTCCATGGAAAAGTTTGGCGAAATTGTTAGAGAGAGTAAGACTGATGCGCACATCTCTTGGACAATAGCGATAAATAAGGCCTGGAACGGTGGGGCACGCAACCTTGGTATAGAGTATGGAATCTGGCCAGAGAAGGAGTCCGAATACACGCTATTTTTGGACAGTGACGACTGGTTCTATGACGAGAATGTGCTGCAAAACTTGCACGACTTTATCGTGAACGAGGACTACCCAGACTGCGTGCGCTTGCCGTTTGGTATCGAGTATGATGGCGACAAGTTCGCTAAAGTAATGCTTGATGACGACAACGCCGAGAAGCTCGTAAAATCTTTGTTTGTGGCCTCGTGGTCTAAATGCGTCAAGTCGGAGCTGGTGCCATTATTCCCCGAAAATACGCTCATGGAGGATGTGGTGCAGCATATCAAGCAGTGCGACATGATCGCATACCCGGTGGCCGTATTTAACAAGCTCGTAGTAGTCTACAACAAGAACAATAGTAACTCATGTTCAAGCCCACAAAATCAGAAGGCGCAGAACGCAAAATGGCAAAGTAGTATGTATAGACACATGGCAGACTTGCTAGAATTGCAACTTTCGCACGATTATTGCGAAAAACAACGCCAAATTCGTGCAAAAAGGTGCCTAGAGAACATAAAAAACGACAAATTCATTCAATAATTGGTAATTTTTAGACGGGTGTGTTATAATATGAGTAATGGCGGTGCGTTAGGTCACGCAGTGGCGGAACGCAAATCACAATCTAGAAAAGATGCAAACCTGCAGAAATGGTTGCAGAAGTTTGAAGACTCTTGGCTTTATGCCCAACAAAACTACCACCAAAGGTGGGAACGAAACTGGAAATTATATCATAACATTCGCACAAAGCGCTCGCATGATGGCGTAGTGAAGACCTTTGTGCCAATGGTCAACTCTACTATCAACACGATGGTAGCAGCACTTTTTAATAACAACCCGTCTGTAAAGTATATTCCTAACCATCCGGATCAGGAAGCAGACACCGCCGTTCTTAATGAAATCTATGACGACTTCGCTCGTAAAGACAACTGGGTGCAGAAAAATAAAGTAAATGGTAAACAAGGCTTGATAACCGGTAATTTTGCGTGCTTCTACGAATGGAAGGACGACAAAGAAGGTGGCTATGTCCACAAGGAAGTCGTGCCGATTCGTGATATGATTATCGACCCACAGAGCCACTCTTACCGAGATTGGCGCTATGTTGGTCGTAGATATTTTGCATCTATCAAGAAACTCAAAGAAGAAAAGTGTTGGGACTTCGAGAAGCAGAAAGAAGTCAAGCGCTTCAAAAATCTTGACGATGTGCAACCTAGCGGTTCCCTTACCGACTACGAATCCGATAAGGTAAAGAAAGACCAGACCATCGGTGCTACTGCGCCTGGTGATGGTGATATTGTCGAGTGCGTAGAAATCTGGACACGCTCTAAGGTAGTTGTAATTGCCAACCGTAACACTATTATTGAGGAAAAGGAAAACCCATACTACAGGCTCGAAAAAGCGCATTTTGACCGCCAGAAGGCCGAGTTTGACCTTGATATGCTCGAATATGAGCAAGGGCTCGCAGACTGGAATGCGCAGCGCCAAATAACGCTCACTATGACCGGGCAAGATATTGGCGAGTTCCCTGTGGAAAAACCAGAGTTCAAGGCCGAGTTCAACGAAGAAATGGCCGGCTTTTTGCCGTTCGCGCATGGGCGTGACTACGAAGACATATCGCTCACCTATGGCGATTCAGATGTCGATATTATTGCCGACCAGCAAGAGCTTTTGAACGATATGACCGAGCTCAATATCGAAGCCGTGCTCTATACTCTATACCCAGAGAAGACACTTGATCCACGCTACTCTACCTACGCTAATGACCTCAACCCACGCCCAGGCAAAGTCTATCCACTTCCTAACGGTGCCATGGTTTGGAATAATCCGCCGGCAATCCCAACTAACGCATTTAACGAGCGCTTGAATATCAAGGCCGAGATGCGCGAATCTGTGGCCGTATCGGAAGTCAACAAGGGCGTGGCTATGACCGATAAGACCACTGCCACCGAGATTAAGGCGCAGATGGGCCAAGCTGACCAAAGAATCACCGAGAAGGCACAGACGCTGGCTAACGACTTCTTCTTCCAGGAGGCCAAAATTGTGCTCAAACTATTGCAACTCTACGCACCAGACAAGCTTTATGTCCGCACCATTCAAGACGCCAATGTGACCTTTGAAAAGGTCGATATGAGCCGATTTGTAGGTGATTATACACCAATGGTGACTTTAGACATCCAGAAGCGCTACGAGGAAGCCCAGCAACAGCAAGCCTATATTGACGCTTACCAGATGATTATACAAGACCCAACGAACAACCTGCAAGCGGCCAAGCAGATTCTTTACAAGAAGATGATGCCGAGCCTAACAGACGAAGAAATTGAACAAATTATCACCCCGGCACAGAGCCCAGAAGCGAGCACGCCAATGGCAGTGCCAGAGAACGAACAACAATTAACCGGTGTATCTACTATGACACCAGAAGAAGGAGTTTTTAATGGACAAACAGAATAAAATTGAGGACTGGACAGACGAAGAAGTGGCGGAGTTGAAGAAGTTTTGCGAGAGCAAGACTGGCAAGAAATATATTAAGAGATTAAAAGACTTGAAGGACGAAGTCGTCAAGGTGTGTATCTATAACCCAGACCCTAAAGTCGTGACGAGATTCGCCGGTATTGCTTGCGGATATGAATCAGTTATTGACGATATCGAGATGTTGAGTAAATCGAAGAAGAAGGAGGACAAGGGCACCAAAAAATAGCAAGTAGGCACGCATGGAATAGGTGGCCACCATTCCAGCATTTCTAGATCATATAAAATGATGGATATATTGATTAAAGCACCAAGGGGTGCCGCACTGCCAGGATGCGAGAAATGCTGGGCTGGTGGAGTGAAAACTCCACAAGCGTAACATTAACAACTAAGGAGAATTGTTTATGGAAGAAACTGTAAACGAGCCACTTGTATTTGAGGAGTCTGATTTTGCGACAGACCAAACCCCAGAAACGGGCAGCCCAGCAGTCGAGGAAGCCAAAGAACAACCAACTAGCCAAGAGGAAGCTACGGATTCAAAGGACGACTCGACAAAAGAAAACGCAAACGAGCCAGAAGCCGGCGATGATATAGACGAATTTCTGGCGAAAAAGGGTATCAAATTAGACGACCCGGACGCGCTCCGTAAAGTCGCTGATATGTACCGGAATGTTGAGAAGGATTATGGCAAAAAATCCCAAGAGAAGGCGCAGTTAGAGCGACAACTTGAGCAGATGAATGCTGAAGCCGCGATGCAGAAAGCAACTAGCACCGACCCTATGGAGCGCATCCAGAACTTGGAGCGCCAACTAGCCGCCGATAGGCAGTTACAGGCCACTAAGGAATGGAAAGCAGCCAAAAATCTATCACCTGAAGTCGAGGAAAAGATGGTCAACTTCTTGCAGACGCCAATCGTAACGAATGGTGTGCCACAGAAGGACAACCAAGGTAACCCTCTAACCAAGTATTTCTTGGTGCAGAACGGTATACTCTCACTCGATGATGTCTTTAACGCCGTTGGTGGCGATAGCTTAAAAGCTGATGCGATTAAACAGGAATTAAAGACGGCAGTTGCTAATGAAATCGCAGCCAAGCAAGCCGCAAAGAGCCCAAACGCACTTGCAACAGACTCCACGCAGTTTGCTAAACCGAAAGAGGCTGATGACGAATTTGTTGCCGGACTATTCGGCGACTAGATAACTCTTATAACAGCCACTTCGCTCACTATCAACTTTAACTTTTTAGGGTAACTAAAATGACTGTTAATTTAGCAACTAAGTATTCTGATCAGTTAGATCAGCAATTCACCCATGCGTCTTATACTGACAAATGGATCAACAAAAAATACAATTTTGACGGCGTAGATACGGTTAAGGTTTACACCGCTACAACTGTAGCTCCAACTGACTACAACCGTGCTGGCACTGGTGACCGCTTCGGTGGTAACGCTGAACTCCAAGACACCATCGCTACTTATCAAATCACCAACGACAAGGCGTTCAAAATCGCTATTGACCGTGGTAACTTTGAACAAGGTATGCGTGCCAAGAAGGCCGGCGAAGTCATGCGCTATGAGATGAACGAACAAATCATCCCAATGATTGATAAAGACCGCCTCGCAACTGTCGCTGCTGGCGCTACTGCTGTATCACAAGCTGTGACTATGACCACTGATGCTTACCAAGATATGCTCAAACTCAACGAATATCTCGATGAGACCAAGGCTCCTCTTGATGGCCGCGTGCTCTGGGTCACTCCTGCTGAGTACAACAAAATCAAAACCGCTATCACTACCGAAATCTTGGCTTCTGGCTACAATGATAAGCTAGTTGGCAAGGGCTTCGTTGGTGAACTCGATGGCGTGCCAGTAGTTAAGGTCCCAACCAGCTACTTCCCATCTGGTGTTGTCGCTCTTATGACCCACCGCGATGCTTTGCTTGGTGTCCGCCAAGTAACCGAAACTCGTATCATTACTGATTCTGAGTTCGTATCTGGTTCTATCCTACTCGGCCGCTTTATCTTTGGTTCCTTCATCTTGAAGGGTAAAGAAAAAGCTGTTGCTTCTATCGTAGATGGTAGCGCCATTTCTAGCTAGTCTTAAAAGCTAGTAACGCAAAAGGCTCCCGAAAGGGGGCTTTTTGTGGTATAATAAAGGTATCGCGTGGGGTATGGACTGAGTGCCGTCGGTAAAGGTTCATATCTCTGGCTCTGGGCACTACGCTGAAATCTCAATGACAAGCGACTATACCCACGAGGGGTTCGAATCCCCGGCGAAGAACAGTGGAGCTAGTATCATTGAGTACTGACAAGAAGGGATTATAACCCACTTGCTGTTCGAAATAGACTCTACTACCGATGTGTAGCCAGAGCGTCTAGGATTGCCGATGAAGCCCATCGCCCCAGATAATGGGAGAGGTAAAGGGTACGGCAATTCTTGTTTTGTGGTATAATAAAATTAAGCGCTAGGGGAGCGAGGTGTTGATAACAGAGCACCCCATAATCCGTACTCCCCGGCCACCGCCACCACTGGGCACTACTGCCGGGTTAAGTGCGGTGGTTTTTTGTGGTATAATGGGACTAACTCCCACCACCCGGTACTAATTATTAGTGGAATGGCCAAAAGCTGGGGAACTCCAGGGCGAAATGCCTTGCGCAGACGGGTTGTGCCGTTACAAAGAACCGGACTACCTGCGAGCCGGTTTTTTGTTTATTGGCGTCTAATTGTGGTATAATAGACTTAATGGCGGTGCGTTAGGTATTAGAATGCCAAAACGCAAAAAGAAATCTTGTGGGGGGAAATAATATGTTTGGGGGTTTACAGCCAATTCAACTTGACCCTATTTTTCGTGGTTGCGTCACACCAGTAATTTTTAGCAGGGTCGACCAAAATGGCAATTATATAGACTTGACTTCTAAGAAGTTATTTATGACGGCGAAGACGGTGCCGTGGAATACTGACGCAGATGATTCACAAGCCACCTTTAAGGTTCAAGGCACTATTCCTGATCCAGTAAATGAGCCTGGGCGCGTGGTGTTTACACTCTCTGAAGAGAATACCTACCAAGACCCAACCGTAACGCCTTACTACTTCGACATTATTGCGACTGATTCTGACGGCACTAGCAACGCCACTCCAATGGCCTACGGCACATTCTTGATTGTTGGTCATCCGAATAATGAACAATGCGGAGGGGGTGACTAATGAACGATTTACCAGTACCAATGAGCAGAGTTGAGCAGTATTTGGCCGTAGCCGCCGGTATGGTTGGGGCAACGCTCCCAGAAGCGCCAATGAGCCGGCTAGAGGACTTCCTGGCCGTTATTGCTGGTGATACTAGCGTAGTTCTACCAACTCCGATGTCTTTATGCGAATTATGGCTTGCGTATGTAGCCGGTGTTACACCGTCCGAGCCTTTGGAGCTTGAGGGCGCGTTCCATATTGGCGCGCAGAAGGTTGATGTGCGATTCTTCGCCGTAGCGGCTGGTATGGAGGGCGTAACGGCACCAGAACCACAGAACCGCACCGAAGAATACTGGGCGCGCATCGCCGAGATTAAACCGATTCACGGCGTGCTCAAGTATGTCACTGGCACGAGCATCACGCTTACCGATGTGGTGTCTGGCATCACGAGCCTTGAGAATGTGTATGGTGACACCTTCCAACAGACTTATAGTGGGATTCAGCTATGCCCAAATACAGAATTTACAACACTTGATGGATGGACTGCTACTACTTATTGGTCGGCAGGAGGAGATAATACATTAAATGTTAATATCCCCGCAAACACAAATACATTTGAAAAAATTAGGCAGCAATTGCCAACACTTGCTTCTCATAAGTATTATGTGTGTGCTAATATTGTTTCACAACCAAATGGTTCATCTGGTTCATCTTTGTATTTGACAAATAGTCCGTTTGCTAATTATCCAGCACCAGCAGTTTATTTTAGTAGTGATATTGGTCCAACAAAGAAAAGTGGAATTTTACAGCCAGATTCAGATAATGCATACTTTGGATTATTAGTTCAATCGTATAATAAAACTGTTCCAATTTCTGCAACAATAAAAGACTTAATGTGTGTTGATTTAACTGCTAAATACGGTGCTGGCAATGAACCAACCGTAGAGTGGTGTGATGCAAACTTATCTTACGAGCCTTATGTTGGTGGTACGGCATCCCCGAACCCAGACTATCCACAGGATATACAAGTAGTAACTGGCACACAGACGATTACAATTAGTGACGGTGGCGGCAATACGCAGACATTTCCGGTAGATCTGACGAGCAAGAATCTGTTTAACTATGCCGATACATCGGTGGTTGCTGCAGCGGTTACTGTTGGTGATGATGGATGGGTTACAGTTACTTATGACAATTCCGCAGGAGCATCTGCTGTTTATTGTCAATATTATACGCATACTTTGCCTTTAACAACCAGCACTAATTATAAGGTATTTGCTGAGATTCAGTCGGTCACAGGGGCTGGTTTATTAGTGCCTATTACTGGCCACGCTACAGGGCAATTTACTGCAGACTGGAACTTGAACTTTAATTCAATTGCAAGCGGTAATACTTATGCAGAAGTCAGACAAACAAAAAGCGACTTTAGTGGCACGGCTGCATCTTTGAGAACTTTGGTGGTGTTTTCGGCAGGTGCAAGTGGGTCTGTTACTTTTCGCTTATCGTTATTGGCTGATACAACAGTTACACCACAGACATTCCAATACCAGCAATACTACACCTACGAGCTTGTCAAAATCGGTGACTACCAAGATTATATCTACAAGAGTGGTGATGATTGGTATGTGCATAAAGAAAACGGCAAAGTTCAATTTAATGGGGATGAGTCAATGGTATATTGGAGAGCGATTGGCGATGATTACTACCAATATTATACAGCTGCATACTCGTCTTTATTTACAGGATTACCAAGAGCTACTGAATTAGCACTTTGTTCACATTTTCAATATGTTGGTGTTACAAACGGCTCCAATGAATATAATTCAATCTTTTTCAATGCCTCTGGCGGTTCTACTCTGTCTAATGGGAATGTAACATTTACAATCCAAAATATCACCTCGCAGAACGATATGAAAGCATGGTTAGCTTCTAATAAACCAATTCTATATTATCAGCTTGCTACTGCCACAGACACTCAAATCACAGATAGCACGCTCATAGCACAGCTAAATGCAGTCAACAGCGCAGTACTGCCGAAGCCAGTGGCATATATCACAGTCGGTTCTAATAACCCGAACTTGCCGGCGTCTATCAAAATCAGCTACTACGGGGAGGAAGAGTAATGGACATCGGCGGCTCAATCTTCATTGCAATAATCAGCTCAACCGCACTCTTCGGCTTCGTCCAGTATATGATTTCACGCCACGACAAGAAGAACGACAATCTGAAGCGTGTAGCAGACCAACTCACGCGAATCGAACAGAAATGTGACCGGAACGCCCTAGCGGTGGCCCGGTTGCAACTGTTCTTTTTAATCAAAACCCAACCATCAAACGAAGACGCTATCGAAGCCACTGCCCAGAGATACTTTATTGAGCTTGGTGGGAATGCCGAAGCGTGGGCACCATTTTACAAATGGGCCACTGCGCATAAGGTAGATACGGGGTGGTATAAGGCTTTACTCAAAAAAGAGAAAGGAGACAAGAAATGACAGTTATTAAACAGGTAGTAGGCGACAATGGCCAGACTATCAAGCAAGTCGTGACTAGCACCGAGAGAGGAGCGCAAGGCGAACAAGGCCCAACTGGAGCGGCAGCTACCGTTACGGCTGGCAACGCCTATTCAGTCCCGGCTACTTTAAACCCATCTGTAATTAACTCCGGCACGAGTTCCGATGCGGTATTTGACTTCTATATTCCGAAGGGTGAGAAGGGCGACACCGGCACTGCGCCGATTACCATGACGACCGTGGATCCAGGCGAAGGTGCACCACTTGCCGAGGGAACATTTTTAGCAGTTTATGAACCGTAAGGAGGTGTAGATGGCATTTTTCACTAATACATTAGTAGGCATCTTCAACGGCACACAGATGAGAGGCACCCTAGACGGCGCAGTAACTCGAAGTGGGAATAATAGTGTATCATTAAACAACTTGACGCTATCATTGTCTACTTTGACTAATGTTTCCGGCACCAAAACATTTACTTTTACATTAAACGGAGTGGCAAATACTATACCCATGAATATAACCACCCCAAAAAAGGATTTAGGCACATATAGTTTATCGAATGTGGGCTTTACTGTTCAAAGCGGGGAGTGGCAAAAGCAGATTTATTGGTCTACTTCTGATGGCCAAGGTGGTGTCTTTGTTGTTACATTCCCTGTGGCGCCTACTAAACCAACCGTTGTCTCTGCCGGGACTGGGTTTAGAACTATATCTGTTACTTATGGCACTACTAGCTTCGGCGCACCCAACACGGGTGTTGTGAGGCTTTATGGTGGCACTGACCCCAACTCAGGGCCTTTATTAGACACCTATGCCACTACTGGCACCAAGACTTTTACTTTGGCCGATGTTCTCCCGAACACAACCTACTACTTTCGTGCCGTGGCAGCTAACACCCAGAAATCAACTTACTCAGACCGCCTAGATGTCACATCCCGAAAAGACCCGAAGTTTCTAGGCTCGGCTCGTGGCAAGGCCGTGCGAATCAAGAAAATGTATTGTTCAAAAGACGGCAAAACTGCGAACATGAAGTTTTACGGCTCTGTTAGCGGAGTTACGAAGCGCATATTTTAACAATAAAGGAAAGGAGTAAAGAATATGCAAGACGAAAACTTTAACGACCCAATCGGTCCAGGCGAAAGGGAGGAATAAGATGGCAGTATCACCTTTAGCAACGGCAGGCTATGCCGCCGACCCGAGCAACTATAGTGGGCCAGAAGCTCGCACCAATATCACGGCAATCACCATCCACCACATGGCCGGTGTGCTTAGTGCGCAGGCTTGTGGCGCGATATTCCAACGCCCAGGGCGTGGTGGCTCATCCCACTACGGCATCGGCGTAGACGGCGAAATTGCGTGGTATGTTGATGAAGACTGCGTGGCTTGGACTAACTCAAACTGGGCTTCCAACCAGTGCTCTGTCACTATTGAGAACTCAAACTGCGAAACTGGTGGCGAATGGCCAGTATCAGACGCCACTTTGAACTCTTGTATCAAACTCGTGGCAGATATTGCCAAGAGGAACGGTCTTGGCCACTTGGTACCAGGCGAGAACCTAACCTGGCACTCTATGTATGCCGCTACATCATGCCCTGGCGATTATTTGCGCGCTAGAATGCAATATATCGCCGATGAGGCCAATAAAATCAACGAAGGGCAACCAGTGCCACCAACACCGCCAACCCCTACTCCAGGCTTTGCTGTGGGCGATAAGGTGACTTTGAAGGACTGGGTAGACTACAATGGCACGCCACTCTATCAAACTCGGGACTACTACTTTATTAGCGAAATTAGCGGTGATCGCGCTGTGCTTCGTGCCGATAGCCTAGATGGTCCGGTTTATTGCGCAGCCAACACCAACAATCTAGTCAAGCTTGGCGATGCGCCAGCACCGGCACCAACGCCAGCACCAAGCGCTATTGCCGTTGGCGATAAGGTAGTGCCTATTGAATGGGTAGATTATAGCGGAACTCCACTGCTCCAAACTCGTGACTTCTACTATGTGAGCGAGATTAGTGGCGACAGGGCCGTTCTCCGTGCCGATTCGATGGACGGCGTGGTCTACGCAGCAGTAAATACTAACAATTTAAGAAAGGTTTAACATGGCTACTAAAAAGAATACTCCTAAAAACTTTCTCCCCAGTCGTGCCTACGAAATACTCCGTTGGGCTACCTGGATTGTCCTACCAGCTATTGCTACGCTCATCTCGGCTCTCAACGCTGCATGGGGTTGGAACTGGCCAATTGATGCGATTCTCTCGACTTTCGCCGCAGTAGAGACCTTTATTGGCGTTGTGCTAGGTATTGCGAAATATACAACTGATAATAGCGCAAAATAACCGCTCTGTGGGGTGCGCCGGAGGGCAAGCGCACCCGACCACGACCCACTGCCTGAAACCCTCCTAGCTCTTATCGTACCTTTACACACCACTCTATAAATTCTATCTTAAATAATTTCTCGTTCTGAAAAACAAAAAGCTTCCAAACTCGCAGTGACGCATAGCCTGTGAATAAGAGCACGGGCTATGCGGTCTAAAACCGTGCTGCCTGGGTTGGTACTTAACTCCGCCAGCCCAGACAAGACGGCTTTAGAGCCGTTGTACATTAAGGTACAATAGACAAGACTACAAAGGGGGTGTTTGTATGTCTAAGGCTAAAAAGCGGTATTCTAACGGCAAGAAGAAATCTAGTGCAAAGTCGCCATCGGCATATGATCGCCACCATCTGCTGTATCAGAAGCGACATTGGCGCGGCATTCTGGCCGAGCTGAGGAACTATGGTTATTGCGTGGTGCCTATTCCGAAAAACACTTTGCATCGCGAAATTCACGAGTTTGTAGGCGATATTCCTACACCAAGACCGGCAAGCGCTCGGGAAGTGCTATGGGAGCTCAAGGTGCTTAATCGATACGGTGGCATTAGCGACTGTGACAACATCGAGAAAAGGCTGCAAGTCCTCATATCACTTTTCGAGTGTTATGAACAACCAACCGCCGATGGGCTAAAACGACAACTGTCTATTGTACAACAATATAAGGGCTCTCACTGAAGGGCCCTTTTCTTTATTTTATGAAAGTATGATATAATATAGGTAATGGCGGTGCGTTTGGTATAAACGCAATGGTAGCTTCACTTGAAGAGTATGTAGCGCAAGCGACACAGGCTTATAAGCCATCGACTACTGCGATACAATCTCAACTAGATGCGCTAGATAGTAGGCTAGCGACTACTAATGAACAAATAAACAGAAATTATACACAACAGCAAGCAGACTTGAACAGAAGCCGAAATATGGCCGCTGAATCTGCATCGTTGCAAGCCGCCGGTTCGGGTGGTTCTTTTGGTGGCTCGGCAAACTTAGCGAACCGCCGCTACTACGATAAAACCTTTGTGCCGGCAGTAACGCAAATGAACACCAACAAGGCTAATGACCTCGCAACCGCAAGACAGAATATCGAAGATACACGCAACAACTTGAATACACAGAGAGCTAATATCGAAGCGCAGGCGAACCAACAAGCCTTGGCACAGTATTATGCTGATCTCGAGGCTGAAAGACAACGAGAGATTCAAAGGCAACAGATTGCTGCACAGCAAGCAGCGCAAGATGCGCAACTCCAATACATGAAAGAAATGGCGATGCGAGATGCAAATAATAACGCTAATTCAGGCTCGCAGGGTTATAAGAACTGGGACTTCGGTAATGGCTACGCAATCCAACAACAACCAAATGGGACCGCCCTGTACACTCATAACGGCAATGTCATCTCGGCTGGCCAATTCTTGGATGCAACTGGTGCTAAAGGCGCGAACTGGGACTTATGGAATGATGTCTGGAACAATGGCGTCAGCACGGTCGGTGTAGGCTCTGATACTGTAGAAGCGTTTAACAAGTTCTCGCCAAAAGGCTATGAGTATCTATTTTAGGAGGTAGAGATGGCACTATATACATTCAAAACAAAAGAAGAAGCAGTAGCACCGCTCAAGAACTACGCTGGCGACAGCAAGTGGGTTAATGACCAACTAAAATCTATGGGTTATAACAACTTCGGTGTGTCTATCACAGACAATACTGGCGCGGCTAAAAGCCGTTCACAGCTTGCAAAAGACAACTTTAACGCTCTGTCGAATAACGGTGGCGACTTCTTCGCCGGCTATAACTCTGCTGCGCAAAAAGCGCAAGATAACGGTGGCTACAAGAACCTATTTAATGAGAGCGCATTTGGCACTGCAAATAGCTCATTTACAAAGGCCCTAGACAAAATCGGCTATGACAATATAAATACTGCCGATGAGTGGCTCGCAAAATACAATAGCCTAAGCTCTGACGATAAATGGGATGTGTACCAAAACATCCAGAACGCCAAGAATAAACTTACACAAGCTTATACAAAAGCAGACAATGAGAAAAATGATAACTTAAAAGACGCCTACGGGAATGGCTTAAAATATGTAAGTCTATTTGAGGATTTGATTAGCGACATCGACAAAGGCGACAAGTCGTTCGGCAAGTCTTTAGGCGACTGGCTTACAAGTGGCGGTATTGCTGGTGATATGTCTAAACCTATGGTAAATGCCCTGGGTGATATTACCGGATCAGCTGAAACTTCTAAATATGTGACTACTCAATACGATACCCAGAACCAAGGCAACCACGGCGTAGTCAATGCCGTGAACGATATTGGTACCGCTATCGGGAATATCGGCGCAAATGTGGCCACTGGTGGCGCCTATGGTCTTGGCACCTCTGCTGCGAACCTTGCGCATGAAGGCATCAGTGCTTTGAACGATGCGGACAGAGCTTATTATGTAGACCAGAATGGTAATGTTGTAAGACAGAACCAAACCAACGAACAGAAGGCTGCTGATATTGGTGGCGCTGCGCTTAACCTCGGCTTGAATGTACTTGGTAAAGCTGGCGTAGGTCCAACACTCAAGTTTGGCAACAATGCTACCTTGCAAGAATTAGCCAAGAGCGGGAACATTAAAGAACTATTGAAGGGTGCCGGCAAGTATGCCGCTAAAGAAGTGCCTTGGGCTCTGGCTACTAGCGCAGCCGATACTGCTATTCAAGCCGCTGGTTATGGTGACGAAGCCTGGAGCAAGTATGGCGAAAACCTAGGCAAGAATATCTTAAGCGATGCCGCCATGGATGTCACTGGCGCTGTAAGACAAGGCGTGCGTGGTAATACAGTAGATAATGCTGTTAATAAAATGCCAGAAGCACAAGAGACAGAAGTATATAGGGCCGTTACAGGCGACAATGTCGACACCGGCGAAGCTCGTGACATTACTAGCGTATTTGAGCCAGATGCTAACTTAAATATCCAGAAGCGCAACAAATTGCAATCCATAGGCGACCAATTGCAGAATGCCGCTAAGACACAAAAATATAGTGCTTTGTATGATGCGCTTGACGCAAAAACCGCGTCTAGGGCAGTCCAAACTGGTGCTCCGGAGGCCTTAGCAAAGCTAGGCGTGACGCCAGAAAACTACAAAGAAGCAGCCAAGACTTCTAATTATGTGAATAAGGTGGTGTCTGATTTGGCAGAACAAAGTGGCGTGAAAGTCAATGTACCAGATTTGCCGCAGCGATTATCAGCTGACGATATGGACATCTTAATGTCTGATACTGCACGCAAGAAATACGATTCTTATGTCAAACAAATTGTCGCTGACGGTTCAAGCCCAGATGAGTATTCCGCTGGTTATTTGTTACAAAAATCAAGAGAATTGGGGAGTAAAGCCGCAAACCTGCGTGGCAATACAGATGATGTACGCGCGCTACGCCAGGCATTAACTGAAGCTAAATACAAGCTAAGAGATATTGCTACATCATCACTCGAAGGTGCAGAGATGACCGGAGACCTAACTAACGACAACATCGCAAACGGCCTCGCGAAGATTGGTGCAAACCAAAAGATTCAAGACTATTATACTGAAGCAGTGGACGGTAAAGCACCAACCATCTCCGATTATATTAGGAGGTCGTCACTATTTGAACAAGCGCGCGATATGGGTGAGCAAATGGAAGCCGAAAAGTTCACAAGGTCCGCATCTAAAGCCCCGACTAACCCGATGACTAAAATATGGAACGCATCCGGCCTAGATAAACCACTCGAAACTGTGCTTAAAAACACAGTCTCCCCACTTGCTAGTGGTGTTACAAAGTTTGCGGGCAAGCTAGCCAGCGGAGCCGGCGATCTTTACGCCAAAGTTGGGGATACAACTAAAAACTTCTCGCCTGAGAATCTTGCCGACACTGCGAAGGCTGCTGGTTCAGACTTCGTCAAGAACCTCACAAACTTTGAGGCTAGTGGCACCAACCCACAGATGTTCATGTATTCTGCGGTAAATAATAATGATGTCAAAGAGAACGCTATGGAAAAGGAGCGAGTGGCTAATTATCTAACCGCAGTGGCGAACGACACAAACGCCGCCGGCCCGATGAACTCCGAAACGGCTGTTTACAACACTATAACTGGCAATACTGGCGCGACAAACGGCATGGCGAATGGCTCTACGGCTGCACAAGACTCTATATTCCCACGCACTGGCGACTACTGGACAGACTTAATTGCTGGCGCTATGGAGCTTGCTATGGAAGCCGATGATGCGGCCGCATTTAATAACCTATACTCTATGTACCAAGACGCTTTGAAAAACAGTACTTCTACTAGCGCTAAAACTGTTGCCGATTTAAGTGCCACTCAACAAGCGCAATTAGCTAAGCTTGAATCTGCCGATGCGGCTATAAATGAGCTTGAAGACCTATTCAATAAGGCTGGTGGTGGCAAGGGCCCAATCGCTGGCAATCTTCAAAGTATTGCTGGCACCTGGGGCTGGGATTCAAACGCCAACACTTATAACCAGTTAGCAGAAGGCTTGGTCAACCAGATTGCACAAGCGGTTGGCAAGACCGACTCTTTGAACACCGAGGGCGAAGTTAAGAGAGCGCTCCAACTCATTCCACAACTAACAGATGACGCTACAACGGCTAAAAATAAGCTTGAAGAACTACGAAGGATGCTCGCGAATACAAAAGCTAGCTATAATACGGCGTATGGCTTAACAAGCTAGGCGGCTCGCTAAAAGACACGCTATTATTGACAAGTGGCGTGTTTTTTAGTATTTTTGAGTTATAATGAAAGGATTTTAGAATGTTAGAGTTTATCGGTTTCATCGCCTTATTAGCTATTATATTTGGTGTTAGCTTTGGCACCGCACTAACGGGGTTTTTTAAGTTTGTTGTTCTTGGGTTGTTAGTCTTGATGCTCATCGGGCTTATTGTGAAGCTTCTGGAAAGTTTGAAGGGGGCGATACTTGTACTTATCGGCGCAATAGCAGCTGTCGCGTTAGGGGTGAATCTTATAAATGACCCAGCTAACAGCACAAGAGTTAATGTTTGCCATAATTTGATTGGGAGCGCTAATATGGATTGTCTTATCACTGCGTATGAAGCGCATAATGAATCAGTAAATCAAGGGTGGGGTTATGCTATCTGTGGCAGTATTGCTGGCATATGCGCTTATATGGCGATTTGCAGTGACGATATGGCTAAACCTAAGCCAAAGAATACTAAAACACATTCGGTGGGCGGAAGCTCGAAACCTTTATCGAAAAAGTCATAGCCGGGTATGATTCGGTTGATGCCGAATAATTTTCGAGCACCACTTTGGCGCGCATATTGTTCGCGCTAGTGCGAGTGAGTTGTATAAATCCATATATATCAGTGTTAGGGTTAAGCGATCTATAAGAGCATAGATGGTATCTACCACCATCTTTGCTTATCATAATGCGGTCTGAAGCACCTTTTTGCGCGCGTATGGTAAAGTCTATATTTTGTTCTGTATAGTTCTGCCCAGTAAGACTCCCGGCTGCTATTGTAAGTGTGAATGTATTTGAGCTTACTTGTGCGATGCTCATATAATCGCTGTTTAGTATAAAATCGCTAGGTTTCATAATTGGCTCCTTTAGGCTTCATCGTAGTATATCCTATAGTGCATTTTATTCATTCCAGATGGGTATTGGAACGCTACTGTTGTATTTGTGACTGCTATATAGCCACCAGTAGTCGAAGTTTCTATTGGCGCCGTCCACCCAGCAGTGCTTTCCCCCCAAGCTAAAACTTGTGGCAAATACCCCAAATTGTGTGCGACAGTTGAAGTCGGGGTTGTAATGCCCTTTTTGAATAGCTTGCAATAATTGTAATCAGTATTTAGAATAAAGTTTTTGGCGTATTTGCTTGTGCCACCTACTTTGGCGTGCGAATCGGACGGCTCGAAACCGTATAACCGGTAGTATATTTTGCTAGGCGTACCAGCGTAGTTAATATATGATAATCGGACATTTGTAGCATTAGCGTAGGCGTGAAAATCTATTGAATTATCATGTGTTAGCTGTTGGAATGGCACAGATCGCGAGTCGCTAAAGTCCTGGTTAAAGGCACAGACGCCAAACAGTAACGGCGTAAATGGTAGGTTGTGTGGATAATCTATATCATATTGCCCAGCGTTCAAAGTGCCCTCTCTAAAGTAGATAATCTTGTCCATCTCGTAGTCTGTATTTAGAAGAAAGTCGCGTGGGTCTACTTTAGCCATATCATTCCCCTAACGCGTCAAAGACATTTTTAGCTGTAGTCACTGCAATAATCGGTTGGCCGTTCTTGTGGAAGCCGATAAGAATGCGTGGCACATTATTTGGATCACTTAGCGTATAGCCGTAGGTGCCGTTCTTTAGCTTGCCATATTGCAAGGCCGTGCCACCATTTTGGCTGACGGTTTTTGTTTGGTTCTCGGCGGCGATTTGCCGGAAGTTGGCATCTATTTGCTTCAAGGCGTCTTTTAGGCTCGCCGTGCTTGGTATTGGGTTGTAGTTTAGTGCCATATGGCCTCCTATCTTAATCTTTGAATCTCTACGGATAAGGTTTGGGCTTTGAATGATACTGGCTCGAATGCTGCGTGATGCTGGTATCTTATTTGGCATCGGTAGAACTGGCCGTTTACCTGCGGGACCATGGTCAGAATAGTCGGAGTGACCGGGTTGCCGTATGTTGGTGGATTGTCCCAGACATAGGTTTCTTGGATTGGTTTATTATTCTGCAAGTTGATTGAAAAGGCGTATTTGACATTGTCGGTAAAGTCCAGGGCGTAGCCGCATTTGACGCTATAATTGCCACTTACGGTAGCGAACTCTGGGCGCCACTTTGTAATACGGTGGAGCTGGCTTGGTGTGCCGAAGTGCAAGTAGGCGGTTTCAAGGTCGAAGTCGATTGGTGCGCCTAGGTCGGCATATGCGTTAGTTGTAGTCTCGAAGCTATATAGTTGCCCGAACTGGCTAGAACCGCAGATAAAGCGATTTGAAGCCGTCTGGCGGCCTATTGTAGCGCTTACTGGTAGCCCGGTGTCGAATGACTCCCAAAGCTTCAAGTTGATATTGTATACTAGGCACGAATCATTAAGCCCGTTGCCGGTGCTCGAATAGAACACATAGAGCCGGTTGCCGTAGAGCTCGAGCGTGATTGACTCTTTGCCCTGAATGGCGTCATAGGTGCCCTGGATGGTGTTTTGCGTTAAGCTGGCTTCAGTAGAGCCATCAAAGATATAGATGCCGTCATCGTTGGCGTAGTAGGCATAGTTTAAGTCGCAGATGGTCGATTCTTGGCTAAAGGTGCCATGCTGTGCGCTTGCGGCCTGTTGCGTCCAGACATCGGCAGTTTGTGAGTACATATAGTATTTGTTGCGCCTGGTTAGGAAGTAAACCACGCCGCCAAGATTGAACATAGCGGTTAATGGGTCGCCGGTCTTGATAGCCGGGAAGTTCTGTCTAAAATCACGGTCGAAGGCGTCATATGAGTCGATAGCTGTAGCAATATGCGAAATGGCCGTCACCGTGATAGACGAGCCCGAAATAGTAGTTACTTCGCCGTAGTTGTTGTTTTGGTCAAGGATTATGTCGCCCACGGTTATATTAGCCACTAGGTGCGTGCTTGATACCGGTGTGAGCGTAGAAGTATTGATTGTCGTAGTGACGGTTGAGCCTGGCACATATTCATTGAGCGTGGCAGAAGTGTCAAAGTCTGCTTCTGGTGCATATTCAAAGCCATATGGGTAAGTCCAGACGGCTTGTGTGGTTGTAGTAGCATCAAAGTACATCATGTTGTCTTGTGTGCCGGCTAGAATGTTCGATACACTGAGCGTCAAAGTTTCGCCAGACTTGAGGTCGGTGGTCGGAATTGCGGCATCGTTCCAGGTGCTCGGGTCGATAATGCGTGGGCCTTCCTTGCCATCGGCATAGCGGATTTTGTTCACATTTTGCGAGAAGCGCACCTTCTCTACGCCGCTCGGAAGCGTCCTGATCGCCGTGGTGGTGCCATCGGCGGCCATGCGATAAAGCACCGTGCTAGTGCTGGTCTTGAATGTAAATAGAACGGTTTTGGTGCCATCTATATTGGCTTCAAACAGATTGGTCACATAACCTGGCGTAGCGGTATTAACCTTATACATGAGATTGGTAGTGCCTGAGAGCACGGCTACTTTGAACACCTCCGTGCCGATGCCTTGGGTTGATAGTTTGAGCGTTAAGCTTGTGCCAGGAGTGAGTGGGGCGTCTTTGAATATAAACTCGGTGTCTGTTGGGGTGGTTGTGAGATTCTGCGCACAGGAAGTGGCTACAACATTACCATCGCCGTCAATTAGTTGTAGCTGGAGCACGCCGTAGTTGGTTGCATCGCTTGCTGATACGGTTAGGTTGATAGAATATAGCTGATCTGCACTTACAGAGATATTTTTTGCGACACTTGTAGCATCTACCATATCGTAGCTTAGGCTATAGTTGCTATAGTCTTGGTTCTTGCCGATTGGCTCGCAGAGCTTGGCCAGGCCTTGGCGCGTCTTGTATTCGCCGATTCGGTCAAAGCGAGCGTTCTGGGCTAAATAGATTTCGTCAAAGTCCATTGTATCGTTTGGCTTGTATGTATAGATACCTTTGGCGAAGTTGGTGGTTGTTGGGCTGGACTTTTTTGTAGTCACACTTGGTATTCTGCGAGCTTTTGAGAATCTAGTATCTGCCATCTGCGTAACCTCCGTAGAATGGTAGTTTAGCGCGATTCTGGGCGGTTAGGTTGCCTGGGCCGTAGCGGAGCTTCATATTGGTTAGGATTTGGTCTTGTTTATTTTCGTAGATCTGCGCAAAGTCGAAGTTGTCACGGAGTTGCTCAGCCCTTGCCAAAGCACCAAGCAGTAGGGCTTCCATATACTCATTTGGAATTGGTGGCTTGTCGGTTGGGTTGACCAGCGGCATCGGGTTGATTAGGTATAGGTGCGTGATTGTAAAGCCGCTATTGTCGTTGTCTTTGTAGATGCGCCAGAATAGCTTATTAGCGAATATCGTGTATACCATTGTGTGGGCGTGGGTATCCTGGAAGAACTCTTCTGGTGATATGTAGTTGAGTTCTTGGCGTGGTTGGTCTTTTTCACCGTCAAGCTTGGCATACATATAGAATGTGCCGGCATAGGATGGTGGAAGCACCGCCTCGCCTTTGTAGTCGACTCCATACTCTTCGATGCGTTGCATGAACGGGTATTTATCTTCGCCGAGTATTTCGTTTAGCGACTGGTTTAAGAAATGGGTAAGAGTGTCCCCATCGAAGTCCTCATCCTGCAGACGCTTCCGCAGTAGATTTTTTAGTGTTTCGAGCGTGTAATCCATTAAGATTCCAACGCACCGCCATTAGTTATATTATATCATAAAAAACTGTGGAAAAGTATTGCAATTTGGTAGTTGGTCTGTTATAATTAAAGTAGGTTTTTAGTTTACTTGGGGCCGCTCGAAAGGGCGGCCACTTGTATTGTCTGGATCATTTGATTATTGACTTTTTAGCCAGGGTGGTGTATAATGATAATTGTTCAGACGAAATATGAACTCGACTAGGTAAACCACAGTCTATATTGCGGTTTACTTTGGTCGAGTTTTTTAGTGGCTGGCGTAAAATGTTTGAAGCAGCATCCGCTCGGGGCTGTGGAAAACTCTATATTAAATGTAAAAAGCACTCGTGTAATACCGAGCGGGTTACTTGGTAGTGCTAGGAGGTAATATGTTAGTTAACGGGGAAAAGCTGCACAACAATGTAACAGTGTTACAGTGTAAATCTAAAGAAAGAAATAACAATGTAACAATGTTAAACAATGTTGTTAAACAAGACAAGTTCAACCGTAAGCAGAGGAAAACTGAGTATATCGCCGATAAGCTTGTGGAAAAGTTCAACGCACCAAGTTGGCGCAAGTTCTTCTTAAAAGCAGCCTGGCACCTATCGGAAGATGCGATCTGGAGGACTTATGAGATGGCGAACGCAGCAAAAGTAAAAAGACGATTGAATTATTTTATAGCGGCTTGCAATCTACAAATGCAAAAATAGGCTCTTCTCCGTTGCGAAAGGAGAAAGATGCTAATATCAGAAGCCTTTGACCAGTATGGCAAATACATCACAATTAAAGGCCAATCTAAAAGAACCATAGAACACAACGACTATGTGAAGCGCCGAATTATAGAAGTAGTTGGAGACATTAAGCTAAGCAAATTAACAGTTGACGATGTGTATAAATGGCAGCACGCCATGCTAATGGGTAAACTGCCAGACGGTAAGGCCGTGAAAAGGGCGCCGAACTCTTTACGCTGCGATATATTGAGGCTACGCACCATGCTCAAGTATATGGGTATTATTGGGGAAAAGTGTTTGAATTATGAGCTAGTGCCAGTGCCGAAGCGTGAAGATGTGCAACGGACTTTTCTTTATCCTGAAGAAGTGTCGGCCATGATAGAGTGCGCCTATAGTTTGCGGAATAAGTTTATCATATCGCTATTATACTCATCGGGGATTAGGCTATCGGAGTTTTTGTCACTAGATCGCAACCAGATTCAGAATCGCTGCTTTACTGTGGTTGGTAAGGGTAAAAAGCTCCGGCTCTGTTTTATTGATGAGCGTACCGAAAATCTTATGAACCAATATCTCGCCACTCGGACCGATGATTGCCAGGCGCTGGTTGTATCTAATTTGTATAGACAGCGTATGACAGCTTCTAATGTCCAGCTCTTGATCCGCAATTCCGCCAAGCGTGCTGGTATAGACAAGAATGTCACGCCCCATGTGTTCCGCCACTCATTCGCCACCAACTTTATTTCTAACGATGGTGGCATCAAACCACTTAGCGAACTGCTTGGCCACAAGAGCCTTGACACTACCTCTGTTTACACCCATATCGTGAATAATGAGTTATCCACAGCCTACGCCAAATTCCATACATTTTAGTGTTGACTTTTTAAGCATAACGGCGTATAATGAAGATAGCTAAACAAGTAAATTAAAAACCTAAGGGGGACGGAACCACGGGATACCGGCTGCTAATTAGTAGGGTATATCCATGGTAAGGATGAGGTCACCGGTTCAAACCCGGTTCGCGGCTCCATTTTTATCAAGATATATTCGACTTATTAACAGTCACCCGAATGGGTGACTTTTTTTATTGATTTGCCTGGCAAGCGATTAAATGCAGGCACGGAAAAGTCCCCAGGTTCTATCTGGGGAAATTGCTTTTTAGCAACAGCCGGGTTTCATATTTCGTCTGAAACCGTGAACACTAAAATCGCTGTTACAGTCCAGGTTACTACCAGATGCCCACCCAAGTAGTAGCCTGAACCGTGTGAGTGATCGCACGGGCACATTAAAAAACCAATGTTTTATGTATGACCGTCTGGCCAGTACTTAACTTATAAAAATAAGGCATAAACCTCGCTGGCCAGACCTAAGGTCATAGAAAGGAGAAAATCATGAAACAAAATCAAGCGGAACTCTTTATCGAGTATTACGAGCTCGGTAGAAGTATCGCTAAACAATTATACGCAGATTAACAATTTGATAACTAGGAGAAACGGTGGTGCCAAGAGCGCAGTTAGAGGCTTGGTAAAAGGGCAACTCGAACACAACCGATGCCACTATGATTTTCTCCACAATAAAATGTGTGGTCTTGGTGGTGTACCACCTATGCCACCAAGAACCAAGAATAAAGGAGTAAATATGAAAATTAAAGTAAATTATATCGAATCAGAAAACAATTGTGAATACGAAATGCGCAGAGCTTATAACGGCGTCATTATGAATTGTGGCGGAAGGGCCATGCCATTTTAAGGAGTAACTATGAGTATTAAAAGAATTATAAGTCTAATAATAGCGATACCAGCCGCGATCATAGTGGCTAGTGAGCTTAACGATACAAATATGTGGTGGGTGCAATTCGCAGCCATCGGAGTGATTGCGCTGGTTTTAGCGTGGAACGGAATGTTCAAGGGGGTGTTAAATGAGCGATAAGCAGATTGTTAAGAGCGAATCGAAGGCCTATGGGTACAACTACGCTTCGCTCGCTGATATTGTAAACCAGGGCTTCAAACTACCTATGATGGAGACCAAGGTTATTGAAGGCCAGACCTTTATGGGCTGGATTGACGACAAGGGCGAATGGCACCAGGGTGCACCACTCATCGTGCCGGAAATGAAGGGCATGAACGCTGCGCAGGCGATGGGTTCGGCTCTAACCTACGCCAGGCGCTACACCGCACAAATGGCGCTCGGGTTGGCTTGTGATGACGATGCCAAGCTTGAAAAGACCAAAGGTGCGCCAGAAGCAACCGGTAGAGTCTATGGATCGAACAACCGCGTGAGCTTTGTCGAAGTGCGTGAAAAATTGACCGAGATTGATACTCTTGACGAGTTGAATGCCTACTGGAAAGAGCTTGGCTTGTCCGATAAACAAGCGAATGTTCTGAAGTCTGATTTTGCTAAGCGCAAAGCGCAATTGGAGGCCGAATAGTATGGGCTACGAAAAGGTTGATTTCAAAAGTCTAAAAGCCTGGATGTCTGTGTTTAAGACCGTAGAGCAAGTGGAGCAGCACCGTGATAAATATCTCAAGGAGCACACTAACTTGACCCAAAAGCAGATTGACGCGATAAAGCGCATCTTCTCGGAGCGCACAGACCAAATCGAGGCCAAGAACGAAGGCAGAGAGTATTGGGACGATAAAATGGCAGCCAGACAAGAGGGTTGGATTATAGATTAAGGAATAAATAAGGAGGTAATATGACAGGAACTTTAGCAGGAGGCCGTAAAGCGGCGAAAACAACTAAAGAACGACATGGAGAGGACTTTTATGCTCGTATTGGGCAGAAAGGCGGTGCCAATAGCCACGAGGGTGGCTTTGCATCTAACCGAGAGTTGGCTAGAATCGCTGGGCGTAAAGGTGGCAGCAGGAGCCGTAGGGGCAAGACTTATGTGCCATTATTCGCCGAGAAGCGAAAGCAGATATTAGAGCTCTGGTATAAGAATACGCCCTATGCTGAAATTGCTAGACAGATTGGCTTGCCGTACTCAGCTACTCGAGCATGGGTGCGCAAGAATGTGGAGGGCAAAGATGCGTAAAGCAAGTGTGGTGCCACTAGAAGAAGACGAGCAGATCGCGTTCGTCCAGTGGTGCCAGCTCCGGGGCTTTAGAGTGCACCATAGCGGCAACGAAATCGGCGGCTCAACTGCGGCCATGAAAGCACGCGCCGTGAAGATGAAGAAGATGGGCACGAGTAAGGGATTCCCTGATCTACTGGTCTTTATTCCGGTTTGTGGAGTTACCGGGCGTGTAGATTCGTACCAAATGTGCGCTATCGAAATGAAGCGCCGCCAAGGCTCGACCACGAGCCCAGAGCAAAAAGAGTGGCTTAGAGTTTTAGAGCTTGCCGGTATTCCCTGCGCAGTGTGTAAGGGTGCCGAAAAGGCGATAGAGTTTGTGGAAAAGATTGAGAGTGAGATTGGAGGCGATTATGAGTGATCCAGTCGTTAAAATGAAGAAGCTCTCGATGAAATTGGCTAGATTAGGTTTTGACACCTTGTTTGTAATGGAGTATCCAGATGCGAGCCTGGACGATCAGTACGCTATGTGGGCGATGGAGGGTGTGAGAGATGGCGTTAAGCCGGACAAAGTGGCGACTATGAACCGGTTACTGAACCAAATGAAGTATTGTATGTCGCTGGGCGGGTATGAGCTAGATTTTAAGATTAGGAAGGAAAAAAATGATATTAAGAAATAAAAAGACGGGGATGATTGGGGAGGCTGGATATATATCCACAACTGACGGCACTATCATAGTAAGTAATATCAACGACCAAGATGAGTGGCATGATTACAGCTCTCTCGCCGAACTGAACGCAGAGTGGGAAGATTACAAAAAACAGAAAGAGTATAAGTATGTGCTGCCAAACAAAGTAAGGCGAGCAATACTTTCGTGGGTTAAAGCTCAAGATAACCCAATAGAAAAAATCAGCATATTGCTTAAATCATATTGCGATACCCATGAAGTTGATTCTGATGGTTTCTATGATTACGAGTTTTACGGTTATGTCGGCGATAACAACAAAAATCTCGTAGCGAACACTTTGAGTATTAGGCTCAAAAAACCATTTGCCTTTGATGAGAACAGAGATTATACACTACCAGAACTTGGGATTATAGGGATTTTCGGAGGTGAAGAATGAGAATTGAGAATTACGGAAGTTTTTGCAATATATTGGGGAAAGGCATATCATTTGGAACTTGCGAAAAACCAATAGCAATAGAAAAGATTAGAGAGGCAGGTGGAAATCCAGAAAAATACCCACTATTTTTAGAAGCATTAGATAAGCAAGACAAAGATAACCCAGAGTTTGCTTTCCAATTTGACCCCGCTTGTATGTTCATATTTGACACTGATAAATATCCAGAAATAGTTGAAGAAGTTAGGAGGTGAAGAATGAAATACAAAATTGGCAAGAAATATGGATGGCTTAAACCTTGTAGTAGGAAAATAGAAACAGTGACATTAATAGGCATTCATAGAGATTGTGAAAGACCATGGGCGTTTGGTGAAGAACCGAAGCTGTATTATGTCCAGTTTGACGATGGAGAAATAACAAGCGGTTACGAGAATGATTTGATTACGGAGTATATTGATTCAAATGGGATCAAGCATAAAGGAGGTGAAGATGAGTAGCCGACTCAATATTTACCAAATCTCTGCTTTGCACGAGATGCTGTCAGATAAATACTGTGACCCATGGGTGGAGGTTCCAACTGTAAACAAGGTGCTTGAGATACTAGATTATAGAGGACATTTTGAATTCAACGAGGACACTATGAAAATACAGTGGAGAGCAAATTCTGTGCAGGAAGCAAGAGAAGAAAAAGAGTATCAAGAGACATGGAAAATCTGTGACAAGTTCTTGAAAAGGAGGAAAAATGACTAGACCAAAAGATGTAAATGCACCATCTCGCTGGAATATGCGGATTTGGGATGACGATAAACATGAATGGCTCTGCCAGAGTGACGAGGACGCTTTGACCTATTATGGCTTCGACATCACTGGCGGCGAAACGACAGAGTTCCAAGGCTTGCCAAAATGGCATCCGAGCAGGCACTACATTTGGGAACAATCCACCGGCTTAAAAGACAAGAACGGCAAAGAGATTTATGAGGGGGATATAGTAAGATACGCAGACGATTATGAGGAAAATGCTGAAGTAGTGTTTGATGATGGCGGTTTTCAAGTAGAGTGGCCGATAAATATAGAGAGGCTAGAAGGCGACATAACTTGTATGATGGAAG